TTTCATCGGCGGCGTAGAGACGCTCGATTTCCCGACGGTCTGCGAGCGTCAGACAATTTCCAGCCATTTTCAACGCCTCCAATCCCATTTGTGGATAAAAAAATATTGCGCTCGAGCTGTGTAGCTCTTACGCAATAAATGATAAACGGCGCGCCCCCGAATGTCAAGTATTTTTTGCGAAAAAGCTATAAAAAAATATAAAACACGTCAAGAGGCCCGCCCGAACGCCTCCGCGAACATATCAGCGGAGGACGAAAAGCCTAAAATCTCGCGGGGATAGGTGTTAATCCACCGCTCGACCCGCTTTACCTCCGCCGCCGTCACTTTCCCGAAATCTGTACCTTTCGGGAAGTGGCGGCGTATCATTCGGTTTATGTTCTCATTCGTGCCACGCTCGCAAGCGGTGTATGGATGGCAGAAATAAACCGTCGTCCGCTGTCCCTTGCGTTTCCATACGCTACGCTCGATACCGGCCCAATTCGCGAACTCGGAGCCGTTGTCGCACGTTATCGACTTGAATATCACGGGGAAAAGGTCGCCGAGCTCCCGCTCGAGGCGGTCGAGGGCCCGGACGACCGTAATCGCCCGCCCGTCCTGTATCTTTATGATAATCTCGCTCCGCGTCACCCGCTCCGAGAGGACGAGGAGCCGGGCCTTTGTCCCTTTCTTCCCGAGGACGCTATCCATTTCCCAATGCCCCGGCTCTTGCCGCTCGTCGACCTCCGGCTCCCGCTCCTCGATACTCCGGCCTCTCGGCTCTTTCTTCTCCCGCACCTTGTTATACTCCCGCTTGCGCTCGCCCTTTTCCGGGAGGTCTTTGTTTGTGATATTCGGGAATATATTTCCGTCCTCGATATACTTGTAAATCGTGGCCCGGCAAAAGGTGATACCGAAATGAGCGTACTCCTCCGTCCGCAAGAGGGCGCATACCGCCGCCGGGGAGTATTTGTCGTTCTTTATCTTCTCCTCGATGAACTCGGCGACGGCAAAGTTTTTCCCTATCTTGAGCGGGGCCCCTTTCGCGGTCGCGTTGAGTTGGTGGAGGGCCTCGGCCTTGTCTGCGCTGTACCGGCGCTCCGTGGTGTAATCGCTGTTTAGGTGCTCATACTCGCCCCGCCGGAACTCCCGATACACGGTCGAGATATGGCACCCGATTTGCTCCGCAATCGCGCGAGGCTTTAGACCGGCCCGAAAGAGTGCCTCCATTTGGAGCCGCCGGTCTCTGTCGAGTTGCTTATACTTCGCCCGTGCCATAGTTCCCCCTCCGTTTTGTGTCATGAGTGCGGAAAAGGGCCGGATACCCGCCCCCGCCGCGCTATTCGTTCAAAAACGCCTCTATCGCCCTCTTGATAATCTGCGCTTGCGGGATACCCTCGGCGGCACACTTCGCCTTGAACGCCGCCGCCGTCTCTTTCGGTACGCTTGCCGATATGAGAGTATAGGTCTTTTCGTTGTACCGTCGTTTTACGTCGGTAGACGTGTGAGTCTTTCGCTTTTCCGCCATATCCGCCACCCCTTAAAATATGCCGTCGTTTTCCGCGATATAACGCTTGACCGCCGCCGCGTCCGGCGCGGCCTCTTTCGGTATTCTGTACTCTACGGATACCCCGCCGACGTTCCTCTCGATTTTCCACTCATGCGCGAGCTCCGTTACGGTGTACTCCCGCTCGCCCTTTTTTACTGTCATGTTTAGCCCTCCTCGCTTGATTTTTTCGCGCTCCGTGTTATAATAGGGCATACGGGAGGGGCGGTTTCCCGCCCGCTCCCGGCCTCGACTTACTTGTCGGGTTTAGCCTTGCTCGGTTTTGGCTTTACGAGGGTGATCGTAACCTTGACTCGTTCCACCGTGTCGTTACTTTCAACCGCTTTAGCCAATTCCTGCAAGGCTTTTTCTATGTTGTCCATAGCCCGGCCCTCCTTTCTTTAGGATGGTCTTATTATGACATACTAATATTAGTATGTCAATAAGAAATAGCGAATTTATGCGAAAAACCCCGGCGGAACTCCCGCCGGGGTTGTCATTTCTCTATTCTTTCCCGGCGAGCCATTCCATAGACACGCCTAAAACCTCCGCGAATATGATAAACTCATAGTCGGTAACGAAACGGTCGCCGGTCTCTATTTTGGAGATAGCCTCCCGCTCGATGGTCACGCCGCGAACTTGCATACGGGCCGCGAGGTCTGCTTGAGAGAGCCGGAGCGTCGTCCGGCGTTGGTGGATACGCTCTCCCGATATGTTCCGCTTTCCCTCGTACTCATATACCCGCAAATCGCCGCCTCCTCTCGTTTGCCCCTTGACTGTATCATGTTTTCTCGTTAATATTGTAATTAAGGCTTACAAGCTGGAATATAAAAGCACAATTTAACGGGAGGGGCCCTCAATGAAAAAGCTCAAAACGTGGCAAATCGTCCTACTCGTCATATTCTACCCGGTCGGTATCTGCGTACTCATTTACCGGCTATGGAAAAAGAACGAGCTCAAGAAAGAGGCGGCGGAGGCCGCACGGCTCCGGGCCGAGGAGAAATCCCGGAAAGAGGCCGAGAGGGAGGAGGCCCGGCGGCTGGAGGAGGCATACCGCGCCACCCTAAACCGGGAGATATTCCGGGTCGTCGGCGTGACGTTCAAGAACCCCGGAGGCCGGAGCCGTCAAACGATACTCCGGGAAATCAAACGGGAGGAGCCCTCGACGTACTCTTTTTCCCTCCGAAAGTATGATTTCGAGGGCAAGCCCGCCGTTGGCGTGTTCTACGAGGAGGAGCAAGTCGGCAATATCGCAAAGGGCCCCGACCTCAAGCGTGCCCTCTCTCAAATCGACCGCTATTTATGGGTCGAGGCATACGACGTTACCGGCGGCTTTGAGTACGAGGATAGCGACGGAGAGCGGGCAAACTACGGCCTCGATATTGCGGTCTATTTCAAAAAGCCGCAATCCGATAGCAATTAAAACGCAAATAACGCACGCGTTCGATAGTCTATCTCGACCGTGCGTTATTTCTGCATTATGCGTGCAAAAGAAAAACGGGCGAGGGTGTCATACCCCCGCCCGTTCCTCTTATGCGTCCGGGATGCTGTCGGCCAGACCCGCGACCTCAAGGGCGCGGTGGATAATGGTCGCGACGGCCTCGCGGGTAATCGGCTGTTGCCACCCGTAATTTCCCGCTCCGTCTCCGGCGAAAATACCCTTTTGCTTGCAATACTCCGTGTGCTCACGGGCCCACCCGGAGGGGTTGTCCCCCGTACCGGCGCAAGAAACGAGCTCCTCTTTTGTCATGTCTAATTCATCCTTTCCGCTTTGATTTTTGACAATCCGGGCAACGTCCGCCCGGAAAGTGTCCATGTTTTTACCGTGCCTCGGGAACCAGTGCATAACGTCCCCATGATTTGAGGCGAGCCCCCGCGCGTGGCCCTCGCTGTGGCAAATTACGACCCCGTCCTCCTCCGGGTCGAGGTTGTACTCTTTGCAAAGGTACGCGGTCAGCTCCACGGCCTCCTGATAGACTTTCGCGAAATAAACTGGGTCGTCGAGCCCGTCCTCGCAGATTTCAAAAGAAATGTGCGTGTTGTTCGCGCTCCCGTTCTTGCCGGAGCCCGCGTGCCACCCTCGCCAATTCCACGGCAAGGTTTGATAGGTCGCGACGGAGCCGTCGGCAAGCTCGCCGATAAAGGCGTGAACACAAGCGCCCGTCCCCGATCTATTCCAATCGTTGTCGTACCTGTTGTCTCCCAATAGGCTGTCGTCCGGCTGGACGTACCGGCGGAGGGTCGGATTATTTGCCCCGGTCGAATGTACCATAACGCCGCGCGGAGTGATTTTCCGCCCGGAAATATAGCAATCGTTCTTTGTCAAAATGCACTTGTGCAAGTTCATTCTTTGCCCTCCTCGCTCTGTGCCACCGCGTCGCTGATTTTCTGCGTCTGCGTGCCGAAATAGAACGCGATAACGACCGTGTAGACGGTCATAAACTCTTGGCTCGTGTTCCCCGTAATTGCGAGGTACGCAAATACCCCGGAGAGCAAGAGCGTAACAATGCTCTTTACACTCAAGAGGGCGGCGAGCCGCTTTAAGACGTTTTTGTTCATTCCACTACCTCCTAACAATCTCGCTTTATATTTGCCTCGTATGTGATACCGCCGGTCGTGTTCTCTGCCTTGCTCTTATTGAGCGAGAACGAGAGCACGGTCGCGGTCGCGGCCTGTAAAAAGGCGATAAGGGCGGTTAGGTACGGGAGGCTCCCGGTATAGTTGTTCGCTACGGCGATATAGCAGAGGTCGAGCGTTACCATAGTCGCCTTGTAGTCGATGAAAAGGACGGCAAAAACGAGGAGCTTTGAAAAGGAGAGATACCCCTTTACAAAGCTCCACACGGCCCCCGCCGCCTTTTTCAATTTTCCGTCGGTCTTTGCCACCCGTTTACCGTTACTCATGGTGAGAGCCCTCTCCGAACTGCAAATTTTCGTGTCCCTCGAGGCGGTCAATACGCTTGTGAGCCTGTTTCGCGGAGCTCTCTACGGCGGTTACGCGCTCCGCCATTTTGAGATACCGCTCGTCCTGCTCGTCCTGTTTCCGTTCGATACGGTCGACCCCGCCCTTGATATACCCTATCTCCGTGAGCACCGTCCCGCTCTCTTTGCCGCTGGCCTCGCTGTCCTTTTTCGCGTTCCGGGCAAAGGCGGCATAGCTCAAGAGAACGCCGACGATGGTACACGCGGCCCCGATAATCAAATCTGCGTACTCCATACGCTTTTTTCCTCCCGTTATTCTTCGATGTAATCGAGCGTCACGGTCTCTTTTCCGGGCAAGATAGGGCACCCCCGGACGTGGTATATCTCCCCGCCCACGAGCACGCCCTCGCCCTCGTCCTCGCCGCACACGAGATAAAGGCCCGGCTCCGCGAGCCGTACCCATATCAGCGAGGGGAGGCGAGCGATTTCTTTCCCGTCCTTTGATACCGTGTATATCGCCGCTCTCATTCGATAAGCGTCCACTGCCACAAGCCCGGCGTATCCGGGGCCCATACGCACGGAGCCATAGCGAGGTTACAAAGGTACGTTTTCCCCTCATAGCTGTAATACTTGTCCTTTTCGGTGTCCATGCCGTACACGAACGGGATAGGGTCGTCGACCGTCCCGGCGTGGGTCTGGTCGATAGGCCGGTACACGGCGAGCATACCCTCGCCGTGGGGCGGTTGGTGTTCCTGCGGGACGACCCCTCCGGGCTGTACCACCCTGTAAAGGATACCCCCGTCGTTCAAGATGGTGTTTTCCGCGAGTGCGTTCCCGGCGGCGAGGAGCGTCTCCCACGTCGGGAAAAGCTCGACGACCTTTAGCGCCTCGCTGTCCTCCATGTCATAGGTCGAGACCGCGCCCTCGATAACGGCCCGGAGCTCCCGTGCTCTTTCCCGTGTAATCATTCTCCGCTACCTCCTAACAGAATATCGACGACGGCCTCGGCCTCCGAGAGCATGAGCGGCCCGCTCGCGTGCTCGAGCTCCGCTACCTGTTCAATGCCGGATAAGCCTCCCTCCGAGAGCGAGAAAACAATATCCTCGACCGTTCGTACCGTGTTCCCCTCGTCGTCTTGGAACTCGTATGGGAGCTTTACGCACACGCCCTCGGCCTCCGTCTCCTCACAAGGGATATAGCACCCGTTCTCGTGGAGCCGGACGAAAACCGCCGTATCGGAGTATCCGGCGAAAACTCCGTCGACCGTGACTTTATACATGGTGATACCTCCTCAATACTCCGGCTCTCCGAGCCGGGCCCGGTAGAACGCCTCGAGCTTGTCCGTCGGCATGGTGCGGAGTAGGCTTTTCCAGTAGGTATTTTCTGCCCCCGGCCATTTGTCCGGGTCGAAATCCTCGGCGGCGTTGCCCTCCGGCGTTTTCTTCCCGCCGGGTGCATAATAGCGATAGAGGCGCTCGAGCATAACGAGCCGCCTCCGGCCCTCCTCCGTGTTTGGTCGGAAATGGCCCCACCCGTTTTCTGATTTCACGGCGCAAATTCGGCGACCGTCCGGGGCGAAAATGTAGCCGCCCCGCTCCTCGCATACCGTACCGAACGGGAGGTTAAACCGCCCGTCTATACCCGTATCCTTGAACCTCTTATAAACGACGTATTCCATACTTGACCCCTCCTATGCCGCGAAAAGCTCGCGGTATTTCTGCATGACTGATTGAACGGCGAAATAGGAGTGAAATCTCCTCATGTGCCCGCTCCACGATGTGAGGGAGGCTTTCACGTCCTCCGCCTCCATGCGCCCGGAGTCCACCCACCGCCGGAAAGTCTTTAGCTTTTTCCGCATTTGCCGTATGCTCTTGTAGCAGACGCGGCGGACGACCGCGCCCGTTTTCCCATATCGGAACCGAACCTTTAGGAACGTAAAGCCCCGCGTGAGCTTGATAATCTGCGTCTTTTTCTCGTTGAGCTTTATCCCATACTCGGCGCACATACGGCGGAGGGCCTCGAGGCACTCCCGGAGCTTTTTCTTTGAATGGTGGATAATGAGGCCGTCGTCCATAAACCGCTCGTAATACTTCATCCGCAAAACGTCCTTGATATAATGGTCGATTTTGTTCGGGAGGGCGATAGCGGCGATTTGTGAGACTTGGCTCCCGAGCCCGAGCCCCTCGTCTCCAAAGCACTTGATAAAATACTCGGAGATAGCGACGAGCCGGTCGTCGATACCGCTTTTCTCGATCTCACGGAATACCGGCGCGTGTTGCGCGGTATCAAAGTATTTCGAGAAGTCGAAAACCAGCGCGTAGCCCTCCCGCCCGTGCTGGCGGTAGTGCTTTGTGAGGAACCGCGTCACTCGCTTTACGGCGAAATCGTAGCCCTTGCCCTGCAAGCTGGCCCCGTTGTCGTAGATGAACGACCGGGAGAGCATAGGGACAAGGGAGTAATCGCATAGGCACCGCTGGACGACGCGCTCGCTTATGTGGACGCTCCGAATATGCCGAGGCTTTCCGCGCTCGATAATATCGAACTCGTAAAAGCCTTTCGACTTGAACGTCCCGTTCAATAGTGCGTTGTGTGTCTTGTCGATGTTCGCGAGGGCGCTCGCCTTGTATCTCTGCGTGCTCGCTTTCCACCCGACACCCTTTACCGACGCGCGGTAGGCCGCGTATAGGTGCTCGAACGAGAAAACCGACTCGAAATCTCCGAGCTCCTTTGTGTCCCTCGCCCTTTTCTCGAGCCGCGCGGCCCGCCGCCGTTGGTATCTTGCCTCGTGTCTTTCTGCACTGTTCATAACAAAATAAAAATACCTCGCACAATTCTTTCTCGGCGCGTTGTCTAAATTGCGTAACGGTGAGGCCATGAAACGGCGGCAAACGCGCACGCCGCCGCCATGCAAGGAGCGTCCGGCCCTCCGTGTCGAGCTATCAGTTTGTCGTCGCGCCCTTGCGGGCGGTCGGAGAGGTCGTATCCCCCTTTTGCATACGCACGGCTTTAGCTCTCAAGGAGTTAATCGGTCTGGCTTATGCGAAATCCCGGCGCGAACCCGAGCGAATTGTTCGCGTTGTTGTTGTTGACTGTGCCGTCGGTGTTCACATTCACGAAATTGTTGGAGTTGCCCGCATTCGGGGAACGGAGCCACCAATTAGCGGCGAGGCGGGATACGGCCTAAATCGAAACGGGGCGGCTCCGGCCTATCGGCCTTTGTCGCTCCGCTTGATTTTGGAAATTTGAGAGATTTCGTCGGTAATCATACCGACCCACTGTTTCAGAACGGACGGCGGTATCTTCTCGTGATTGACGGTCATAAACGCGAGGTCGAGCACGTCGAGCATATTGTTATAATAGCCCTGCGCGTTCTCGTAGAGCTCCCGGCGGCGCTGTTTATTGCGCTCCACGACCGGGCCCTCTTGTTTCGGGTCTATGTAAATGAGGTTTGCCGTCTTTATCATGCGATAAGCCTCTCGCGCCGCGTTGTAGAGCGGCAAAGAAAAATAAAACGTGTAGCTTTTCGGCAGGATGCGGACGCGGTTGTATGTGAATACATAAATCTCGCGGGCGAGGTTGATGCCCCGTCCCGCTACGGTGCGCTTGGTGGTGATCTTGTCGAAGGTGATGACCGACGAGGTCATCGAGCACGACGAATAGGGAACGCCCATCATGTCG